CGAGCAGTTTCAAGCGCCTCTTTGAACGACACTCCCATGTAAAATCATCCTTTCTTTCTTGGATACCTGTTTTTGCGCGTTTTTAACCCCTTGGCGTGCGTCGGAGCATGAAGGACGACAAATCCTCCATGTCGTGAATGAAGCGCCCGTGAGGGTCGATATGGGGCTTTAGGTACATCTTGTACTCCGGCATGGTGATAGGCCGCATGTTCAGCACAGCGAACGGTTTGCCGGTGACGCTGGATACCCACGAAAAGGAGAGGGTGGTCTCCGTGGCTACAAGCACCTTGCCATCGAGCATGTGCCCGCGCTCTCCATCGAAGAAGCAGAACTGATCCATGCCGTTCTTTGTCGGTCGAATCTCGGGGATGACCGCCACAGAGAACAGGCCGGGAACGCCGTGCCGCTTGATGACGTATGTGCAGAGCCTCTTGAACTTGTGTTCCTTCATAGCTTCGTTCCCACCTTGATAAACTTTTCGAGGGGTTGTCCGTTGATCTCATGGATGCCGGCAGCATTGAGCGCGTTGATGAGGCTGATCCTGTGATTGGACGATTCGCAGCGAATCTCGACAAAAGATTCCTTGTTCACCGATCGCCGGAACATGACCTCGTTCGACGATTCATAGCTTGACGCCAGCGCCCTAAAGTGACGCTGTACCGTATGCCGCCCTGAGAACGTTCTGCCGTCGGTCGTGCCGAACTCATCGCCGGTGTAGGCGTACCAATCCGTGCGGGTCAGCTCCTTGCGGTCGATGATGATGCGGTACGGGCCGCCTGAGAAACTATGACTGTATCGTTCCTTGCCGATGTTGTTCTTCATGGCGATCCGGCAGAACACGTTATCTGCTCCGCCTGTGCGAATGTCGGAAGAAACAGACGCGCCAGAGCCGAAAATGCCGCGCTTGACGCGGTAATTCGAGGCAATGAGTTCTCCGGACTTGATGACGTTTACCACGCCGTCGGCGCTCGTGACGCCTGACCACGGATAGGCGACGCCGAGCTTATCCATGACCTTCTCCATCTCCGGATCGAGGAAGGTGTAGTAGCCGCCGCTGATCTTCTTGACCGTCATCGCGTCAATGCGATCCTTGGTGATTCCGAGAATCTGAGCCGCAATTTCGATCTTGTCATCCGGGAATCCCATATCAGCAAGGTCAATCGCAGACTGCGGACTGTTCTGCCAGATGAGACGCATCGTCTTGAGACGGTCGATGTCGGCCTGCGTGGTCTCTTTGAGAACATCCTCGAGGTCATACTTGAGCAGTGCATTACGCAGCTTGGCGGCTGCATCCGTTCCGTAACCGGCCTTTACCCGGATCGAGAACTCGCCCATGATCGCACGGGCGCTGCTCTCGCAGTCCTGATGAGCCAGCATGAACAGCGTATCTCCCGTATCATCCAGATAGACGGGGATATCAGCCATGCGGGAGAGGGTATTCTTGTAATCGACCTCGCCGGTCTTGTAGTCGATCCTGCTCAGAGGATTAAACTGCCTGCTGACCTTGCGATACCGTTTGCGGGAGAAGGCGTCCGCCTGCTTCTTCCAGGCTTCATAGGTCATCTTGCCGGACATCTCATAGTACGTCTCGCCGTCGATGGTGTACCGTCTGAGATTGACCTGCAGACCGTCGATCACCGAACTATCCGATACAAGCGGCACGCCGGACACGGAACTATCCTTCAGCGCAGCGTCCATATCAGAAAGAGCCTCGTCAACGGTCATGACGCCATCGACAAGGCTCTTTGATTTATGTGGAACGGTCGGGGGCGTGGGGTCGGGTTTCTTTGCCTGACGCGCGAGTCGCTGCGCCTTGGTACGCGCCCGGCAAGCCTCGGCCATATCCTCGGCGAGAGAGGGATCGTTCAGCGCCGTCATCAGCTCGGCCTTGCTCATCTTCGACCACATCGGCAGCTTTTGAGCCTGACCGATCTTCTGCAAGTCGGTTATGCTCATCTTCTTCAGGGCTTCCATGCTCATCCCCGCGCTGCACGCCGTCTGCTTAGCGGTACCGGCGATTGTGTCGGCGAACTTGAAAACCGTCTTTTTGCCTTTGCGCTCAGTCAGAATCTCAGAATAGAAATCCTCAAAGACCTTGCGGACGTTCTTTTTGCGATCCACGATCATATCGAGCAGCTCTTCGGCAGCCTTGCCTTTTCCGTGCAGGGATTCGGCATACTCCCGGAAGATTTCGCGGTAGGCCTTATCAGGAATGGCCTCCACGCGCTTGATCGCCGCCAGGGTGTCATTGAGATTCAACTCAAGCTCGCCATGAGCAAAGCGTCTGTACAGGGTGTTGTAGATCGGCTCTTTCTCGCCGTAGACAGAATTGGGATGGAAGGAGTAGGAGAGCTTCTTGGCTCCGGCGCTCTTGATGTAACGGAAGGCCTGCTCCTTATCGACGCCAATGACGCGGCACTCCATGTCAATCAGGAAGTTGCCGCCATGACTATCGTAGTTGCACATGAGCCAGTCCACAACATTCTCGCGTTGCAGCTGGGCGATCACATCCTCCGGCAGATCAAAGGGGTAACTTTGCCACTTCCTCAGATCGGGCGATCCGGGCATGGATTGGATTCTGCGCTGATACGCGCCGAACCTCATCTTGCCGCCTATCTTGTACTCGCCTGTGCCAATCGGTACCGCCGTCGTCGGGTCGATGATGTGCTGTACCTTGTATCCGGCCTCCTGCACATAAGCGCGAAACGGCTCATAGACGCCAGATTTCGACTGCGCCGGTTTGAAGAGCCACTGCTTGCCGTCGTCGCCGAGCATTAAGTGCATCTCGCCTGTGCCTAACTGCATCTTTTTGGAGTGCGTGAGGGAGATTCCCTTGATACTCTCAGGGATCGCAGCGGCAGCAGGGTCGGGGGGAGCAGCGGCAAGCACCGCGCTCTGATACTTCTGCTCCAATTCCTCGGCAGTCATCCCCTCAAGCTCCTGCGGAGTGATCTCAAAGAGCGTCGTTCCGGGCTGATCCGGAAGGACAGCACCCGGTTTATCGACGTACTCAAGGCAGCAATGACAATGCGGATGAATGGGCGGCAGCTGCTTGGAAAAGAACTTGTCGGGGATGGAGAACTCAGCGTCGATGTCGATGATCGTACCATCCAGAGCGCCGCACACATCGCACACCGATTCAGTCGCATCCGTAGACCATTTTTTCTGCTGCTCGACGATCAAGCCATCGGCGACCGCCTGTTTAATCGCCAGATGGTTGCCGTGGTTGTAGGCTGATGTCAGCTCAAAGTCTGCGATGGTCTGCGCGCGGTTTCGATGGTAGACCTCGGCTTTCTTGAGCTGAGCGCTTCGTGCCTGCTCGGCTGTCATGCCATCAGCACGCAGATTCTCATAGTAAGTGACAAGCCGCTCGGAATCCTGCTTCGTCAGGCCGATTGTGGGGCGGATCGCACGCGCCAGCTCATCGACCGTGAAACTCTCGGTCATGGCAGCACGCCGGATCATGGCTCTCATGGCCTGCTTCTGCTCATCCATGACGTTCGTGACAAACTCCGCGGAGTGTTCGTCGATCCATTTCCGGGTCTGAGGCCAGGAGAGATCAACGGCGAACTCGCCGTATTTGTCGGTAACGTTCTTCGCGGCGGCGGCGATCGCCGTCTCCCATTGAGGCGCGAGCTGCTGCACGACCAGCTGCGAATAACTCTTCTGCCACATCTCGATATACTGATCGGAGAGATAGCCCTGCTCAATCGCCTTTCGGATTTCCTTGTAGGTGATCGCGGCAGACTGATTACCCCATGTATCGCAAAGGACCGTGACCAGCTCAGGCGTGGAGGAATGGAGGAACTTCTCAAGCTGGGCAGTCACAGCCTTCGGCGCGATCTGCTTATGCTTGGTCTTTTTCCTGATGTCCACCAGCCGGACAATCGACTTCCACACGATTACTCACCCCAATATTTACGCATGTTCCTCACCTCAATCCTCAATGCCCCACAGAGCCCGTTTCTTGGCCTCTTCAGCAGACTTGTCGTCCTCATCCTCCAACTTCTCAGGATCGACCTTCTGCTTGGTCTCAGAGCGTTTCTGGTCCTCACGGCGAGCCTTCCCATCAACCTGCGTCTCTTCCACGCGCTCCGGCAGACCGGCAGCCTCGCGCAGATAATCCTCAAGCGGCTCGTCTGGAGTGATCGCACCGGCAGCGACGGCTTTTTGCAGGAAATTGGACAGCTTATCGAGATCGGCATTTTCAATGTCGCCATGGGACAGGTCAGGCATTTTCGTGATGCCACGAAAATGCTCAGCGTTGAGGCCAATGAGCCGCGGGAATACCTGCTTGCTGATCGCCTCGCAGATGATGTCCATGTACGCGCCCAAGGCGACAGAGAACAGCTCGGTCTTGTCTGAGGACAGAGCAAAGGAGCCGACCTGCTGATGACCGAGCAGGATGAAGTCGGCCATCATTGACATGGCAATTCTCGCGTCATAGCGCTCGATGATGACATTGGTATCGAACTGACGCTTGCCAGAGCTGGACAGACGCTCCAGCTTCCAGCCCGTTCTATCCGGCGCGGGAGGGCCAGGGAGGACAATGCCCTCGACGCGATCCCGGCGAATACCGGAAACGACGTTCCGCGCAGCATTGTACAGGACGGCCATTTCAGGATCGTCCTTCCAGATATCAACACCCGTCGGCGCTGTCAGAACCGGCAGACCGGCGAGATCGCGCTCGGTACCGATGCCCTCGATCTCCTGAATCCGTTTCTTGAAATACCAATCCCGATAGGCATTTCTCAGAACAGATCGTCCCTCGGGATTGTTCTTCCGGCTCTTCGTGCGGAACAGCACGCCTTTCTCCATTGGGATCGTGTATGTGCCATAAGACGGCGGGGGCATCTGCGTCATGCCGAGCAGATTATCCTCATCGTCATATTCCCAGCGGTAGAGGGTTTCCTGCGCGCGGATCGGCAGCTTCCTCAGGCCGATCAAGCCGTCAGAATACTCGCTGTCCGTCTCCGGACGGCCTGTGTGCCCCATGCGACGCTTATACACGATCTCATGAAAGCTCCATCCGTAGGTGATGAAGGACAGAATCTCGGAGAGTGTGTCCTGCCATGTGTCCTGCATGTCGAACAGGCAGCTCTCAAGGAACTCCGCGCACTCGACATCGGCTTTTTCGGTACTGACAGGATTGACCGACCATGTTGCCTGACGAATCAGGGATTCGATCGCATACAGGATCGCGCCGATCATGCTGTCATTGTCGGCCATCTCACGGTATGTCTCGATACCACGACGGCCTTTAAGCTCTTGGAGAAATTCTTCGTAGAATACGCCGCCATAGCGCCGCTGGCCTACGCGACCGACTTCTCCCATTCTGTTCATGAATTACCAACCTCCTACGATCTCCAATAGCTCGCTGCCTTGGGAACAGACTGAGGCGCGGATACCGTGCCGCTGCCGGACAGCTTATTGATAGCCTGCGTCATGGCGTCAACGTCATCATCGTGCAGACCATTGGGGAACAGCTTGATTTCCTTCACAACCTCACCTGACCACGGGGCGATGCTCATGTGCGGAAGGTACACATTGCCCGATTCGACATAGGGCGCGATAGCCTGCGCACGGACGATCTTTCCGCCCTCAGGCTCGACGGGGATGATACCAGGGATTTCTCGCTGCATCATCTCGATAACCGCGGAACCGTTGGCCTTATCCTCGATGTAGATTGCACGCGCCTTGGGCCATCTCTCGTGCATGAGGCGAATTGACTTCATCGTATCGACGATGCCCATTTTCTGATGCACGCGATCCAGCAGATAGAAGTCTGCCTTACGCCGCCCCCAAATGTGGCCTGCAACATAGTCGGAACTGTCCACGGCCTTGAACGTACAGTCCCAGGACTGCACGATCTCATCAAAGCGCTCAGGCAGCGTCGTATAGAAGCGAATCTTGTCAGCGTGAAGAATGCCGCCGTCCATCGGAGCCGGGCGCTGCTGGTACAGGCCAGCGAAGGTATAAGAGCCGACGGCGATCTTCTTTTTGTTGATCCAATCCAGATCATAGCCATGCTCAGGCCAAAGCGGCTCACCGATCTTTCTGCCCAGGGGATCATCTTCATCCTCACAGATTGCCGGGAGTTTTACGACCGTCCAATCATCAACGCTGCCGAACTCAGGGTTGAGCAGCCTGCCGCAGATGTCATCCTCGTGCCATCTGGTCATGACGATAATGATTGCACCGCCGGAATGGACACGGGTGGAGAAGGTTGCCTGATACTCGGTGAACAGTTTGTCTCTCTTGAGAACAGATTCAGCGTCCGCCCTGTTCTTGATCGGGTCGTCAATCAGCAGAAGGTCAGCACCTTCGCCGGTCGCCGCGCCGTTAAGGCCAATCGAGATCATGCCGCCGTTATGACCGGCCAGCTCCCAATTTGACACAGAATGATTCTCGAAGGAAAGATGAATCCCAAACAGGTCAAGGCCATAGCTTTTGATCTTGTTTCGATTCCTGCGTCCGAATTTTTTGGCAAAGTCGTTATTGTAGCTGACCTCCATGACGCGCTTATCCGGGTGCTTGCCCAGGAAGTAGGAGGGGAACGTTTCGGTGATCTCCATTGACTTGCCGTGTCGGGGCGGCATCCAGAACATGAGACGTTTCTCTTCGCCGCGCACAACACGGTCAAGGTGTTCGGCGATGAGCACATGATGCTTGCCGGGAATCCAGAATCCGCGATGAACGTACTTGCAGTAGGACAGGTAGTTACGCCGCGCCCATTCCCTTTCAAAGTCATCCGCGCTCGGCACGCCGAATCCAACCGGCGTCAACATCGCCGAATCTCCAATTCAGAGACGGCCGTGCGATACTTCCTCTCGGCCTTTTCAGCGTCCCTCTCGGCTTTCCTGCGTCCCTGCCGGGTAGAAAGCACAGCCTCGCGGCGAATGCGCCTGAGGGCGTTTCTGAGCTCCCTGCGCAGCTTAAAGCGTTTCAGCATCTTCATTCCGTTTCACCTCACATTTGTCCCTGAGCATCCGGCAGACGGCCTCATATTGGCAAAGCTCATCATCCGTCAGCTTGGACAGGTCGATCATCGGTCCTTCGTCAGCAGTCGTCTCATCAGGATCATCGTCAGCGATCTGTTCACCATTCGGATTCCTCATCGCACCGCCGACGCTGAGCATCATCTTCTCGCGCTCCAGCTCGATCCTCTCCTGCGCAGCGATGGAGGCCGAATCCTCGCCGATCATTTCCATAAGCAGCGCGGCAGAGCGCGCATCGCCTTTCATGGCCTTTTGAGCCATCGCCATGACGATGATGAGTGCGACTTGCGGATCTGCATCACCGGAATATCCCATCTTTTCGAGCGTCTTGCGGTCGACATTGGGCTTCATCTTCAAGACCTTCCGCGCCGTGTCCATGAAGATCCTTTTTTTGCGTCTGGACTGCCCTG